ATATAAGGTCATTGACGATTCAGACATCCAGGATACGGTAATAGAAACACCACAAGCTTTTACAGAGCCAGTTTCTTTTGAACTGTCACGCGATGAACTGAAAGCTGCCCTCGATGAGGCAGAGGTGGAATACAATCCACGTACAAGTACAGATAAACTTAAACAATTATATTTAGATAATCACTAAAATGGCAGTACGACTCAGAAAAGACGAAGATGGTTTCTATAAAGCATTATGTGCTGCGGAATCCATGCCTGAGAAAGGCGATATCTATATTGACGATGCAATGGATGAAGCTCTAAATGCGAAATATTATGAAGATTTTTATAAGATGGGAGCATTAAAAAAAGAGTGGATTCCTGAAAATCATAATTTTGAAGTTTAAATAATTTGTAACGCAATGGAAAAAGAATTGCTTACCGGGGTATTGACGAAAGCCTATAACAAAACGTCCGAAGAGATTGCAGAACTCTTATATGATAAATCTGCCGATTCTGATGAAGTTACTTTAAAAGAAGGTGCGCTTGACTTGGTGCTTGACCTTGACACGAAACGAGTTGAAAGACTCAAATCCTCTGCCACACTTGACAAAACTCAAATCAAAAATCTCCGCGACCAACACATCAAAGAGATAATGGAAGATTTCGAGAAGAAAATCAAGGCTACATACGGCTATGAGAGTACGTCCAAAGGGATTGACCTTGTAAAAGAAATCATTGATCAGGTTTCAGAGTGTGACATATCTGATGAGAAAGTAAAACAACATCCACTGTATCTTGAGCTTGAAAAGTCCAGGACAACAGAAGATTATGATGCACTTCAGAATGATTTCAATGATTTTAAGTCAAACCAGGACAAAATTTCCAGGCTTACTAAAGTCAAAAGCAACGTATTGTCTATATTTTCCGGTCTTAATCCTATACAAAGCCAGAATCCTGTAGTTGCTCAAAACCGTAGGGAAGATTTTCTGCATAAGTTTGAGCAATACGATTATGAGCTTAAAGATGGCGGTGACCATCTGATCTTGCAGAACGGTAAACGTATGGAAGATCAGCACGGTAACCCTATCAAATTTGCCGATTTTGTGAAGGGGCTTGCTGAACTTAACTATGATTTTGCTCAGAGCGATCCGAAAGGCAACGCCGGAAACCAGGGCGGTAATGGTGGCGGAAGTCACATTGACGTTCCTAAAGACGAGAAAGAATACCTTGCTAAGATGGCAGACCTTATGCAAAAAGGCGATAAGGAAGGCGGTATTAAGCTTGCTGAGGCGTGGAATGCGTCCCAAAACAAGTAAAAAATGTCAACAACTCCGGGCGTATTTTCAGAAACCGCCCTTGTAAACATCCAAGTAAAAGCAGACCAAATCTGGGCAGACCGTATCCAGAAGGTTGATTATGAACCTGAAGCAGAAGTTGTTAAGTGTATTATCGCACAGACAACCGCTCAATTTGGTGCATTGAAAGGAAAGAAAGACCCAACTATTGACGTAGGATGGGTTAACGCATGTGATGTTGAAGCTGATAGCTGTACCGATTGTACAATCTCCGGTACTGAACTGTCAACCAACATTGAGGAATACTACCTAAACCGCGAACAGTGTGCAGAATTTACCGTTTGCGAGAATGACTTCAGACAAAACTTTTTCGATATGGAAGATGTTATCGCTAAAGGATTTTTGAAAGCTTCTCTTGCTCTCGATGAATACTGGGCTGGTCAAGTGGTTGCTGTACTGAACGCCAATCTTGGTGTTAATGAATCTGATGGTGGAAAAGGAGATGTATCAGGTACTACTACTTATGTACTTCCTGCATACTGGAACGCTGATCTGATGGGTTACTTTGCTCGTGTAGCAAAAATCAATAGGTTTAAAAAGCCTTTACTTATCTCAGGTCTTAACCTGTATGAAAGCGTCTGGACTGCCGATTGGGAAAAGTGCTGCGAAAATGGTATCGGAAAATTCGGTTCTATGGATATGTGCTTCGATCTGTTTAACATTGATAGTGTTAACGATCCTGATTATGTCACTTATATGATTAACAAAGGTGCGCTGGCATATGTAACCAAGTGTTACTATGAAGGTGTTACTGCTGCTAATCCTACTAAGTATATGGATCAGTATCGTTGGTCGATGCCTTCATTCTATCTGCCGGGAGTTTGTTATGATGTGCATTATGACAATGAATGTTCCGGCTGTGGTGATTTCTTCACCCACAATTTCAAGTTGAAAACCTTCGGAGACATCTTCCTGAATCCAGTAGGATGTACTTCGACACGTACAGGAATCCTTGAATTTGAATGCGGCGAAGAGTAGAAATGACATAATGTTTTTCATTGTCATGTTTGTTTGGTTTAAATTTAGGGGTGTGTAAAAGCACCCCTTTTTTAATATAATATTATGAGCATTATACCTATCACATTGTACGATTGCTACGATTATATAATCGGGCTATCAAGAACAGAATGCGACTGTTGGGACCCTAAAGAGAATTTTACGCTAGACTTTAACACAAGCTATTCAGGGCTGTATATGGATGAGCTTTGGCCTTTGCGTAGTCTGGCATCTTTGGAGAAATGCGAACAGGATGTATGGGATGCTATGAATCAATCCCGCGAGAATGCTATTAAGTATTTTGTTTCTGACGCATCTAGGGAGCTACTGAAACACAATGAGCTAAGGGTACAACCTTATACGGGTGTCATAGGACGGCGTAGGAACACCGCAGACCGCTCAATTTCCAATACCTATGCAGGAGTACATATCGTATGTAAAAAGATCGTGGGAGGGCAGTTAACACTAAAGAAGATTTACACGGCTTTTAACTTTACAGGGGTGGTATCGGTAACGGTTGCTGATAATATAGGCAATACTTACGGTCCTTATACACTAAACACTACAGCAGATACATGGGTGGAGAATGATATCACCGATCTTGAATTACCGCTTTGGAGTGATTTGGTAGATAACCTTGAATACTTTGTTTACTATACTATCGGAGCAAACCAGCCACGAAATAACGAGATATGTGGGGACTGTCCTAAGTCATTACTGTTCTGTTCTAATCGGCCTACTTACCTTTTAGGACATTCAGACCCTTACAAATGGGCTGACTCTGTTATGGTAGGTGGATTTACTACAGATGATATAACCGAGTTTGATGATATCACAAAAGACTACGGAGGGAATAACTTTCTGAATGGTCTTAATTTAGAGGTGGATATTGACTGTGATTTCGGGCTTGGACTGTGTAAGGACTCTCTTAATTTCTTGTCTGATCCTTTGGCAATAGCTACGGCGAAGGCTGTGCTTTACAAGTCAGGTGAACTTTTGGCTGATCTTATCTTTGGATCTCCGAATATGAGTTATACTAAACTTATAAATAGAGAATCACTGATGAAAGAACAGGCTCTATGGGTCGAGAAATACACCGAGCTTATTGAATACATAGGACTGAATACCGACATTACAAAGACGGATTGTTTGAAGTGTAAAGATAATACACCAATACGGAAAGGGACAATATACTCATGAAAGATATAATTGATTGGTAATGACTCCTGAAGAGGCAGCAAAGCGTTTTAAGCGTCTTTCGGAGATGGTTGCAAGGGATATGCCTCAGTTCATTACTCAGCGCGTTGCAGAGGACGCAATTGCACTTATTGAACGTAGAGTGAGGATGCAAGGGTTGAATTACTTAGGAGGGTCTTTTAAACCGTATAGCCGTAGACCTATGCTGACATCAGGAAAGACAGAAAAGAGTAATCGCATAGGCGTTCAGTTAGCAGGTTCAAAAGCAAAGCGTAGAGGGTTGCAATGGAGGACCATAAAACACAAGGGTAAGAATGTTAGGTTGTTTGTTCTTCCTGGGGGTTACGCACAGATGAGAAGATTAGAAGGATTGCCAACAGGACATAAAGACTTTACTTTTACTACTCAGATGTGGCGGGGATTTGGAATAAAGAGAACGACCAAAGCAAAGAGTGAATTTGTTGTTACCCTGGGAGGAAAGAACGTTGAATCACAGAAGAAAATTAATGTAAATTCAGACCGAGAGAATATTAATATTATCAACCTTTCAGACCAAGAAACGAAATTACTAGCAAAGTTAGTTGACCAGGAATTACAGAGGTACATAAATAAAGTAGGATTATCATGATATACAAGATAGCCGACCTGTTAAGAGATGAGATAAAGGATTTGAACTTTGTCGATATAGCTGTAGGGATAGCCAAACCAACAGTAGTAAGGGTTCCTGCCGAAGAGGAAGCTATAAATAATATAATTGTTCCTATGGCACGTAATAGCTTAGATGATCCATGTGTACCGGGTGATTTGTTGCCGATGGTCCCGGATACCACGAAAATGTCAATTCACTTTTGGGAAGATCAAGGCGTAGAATTACTTGATGAAGATACATATTACTATCATTCCCAGGCTTCCTTACGCTTGGTTAGTTGGTGGAACCTACCGCTAATCAATTCGGCTTATACAGACGCTTCTTTGCTAGTGGCTAACCTTATTGCAGAGATACCAGAGTCACTTACTACAGTAGACTACTTATCACAGATACAGGTAATTTTCGGAGGTGAAGAAACGGGGTCTAGCTTAATCGCGGCGTATAATTTTGATGAGCCAGAGAATCAGTTTACTACGTATCCTTATATCTATACTGCGCTAAACTATACCGTACAGTTTGCTTTTGGGAAAAACTGTGTTGATGCTGTTGTACTAAATCCCTCGGTATGTCCTTAGAACTACTTTACATATCAATACAGATAGCCGTTTTTGCTGTTGTCTTTTCGTGTACCCTCATCGAAAAAGAGCAGATATTTAGTTTTTATGGCGATCTTTTAGAAAAACTACCCAAATGGATAGGTCATCCTTTAGGAATATGTGCTTACTGTTTCGGTGGGCAAGTTGCTTTATGGTTTTATATATACAGAGTTTTCACATTACCTGAGAAATATTATTTTTTAGATCACATTTCATTTATTGCGGTTACGATTTTTTTAATTCACCTAATCCTATATGTCTATGAAAGAACAGAATGAAGTAAAACATTTAGACCAAACAAAGTCTTATTTTGAGGCTAACGGCAAGAAGTATCATATCACTAAGAACCTATGTATTGAACGGTGGAGGCATTTTGAAGATTTACAGGCAATGGTAGGTTTCGGGCGTACATTCGAAGATTTGTTTACTGCCTTTAAAGAGATATGGGCTTTCCTGGATGACAAAGGAGGGGCGAAGGTTGCTTCAGCATCTATTATTTGTCATAATGCTATGACGGGCATAAAGACCAAGCTGGAAGAAAGACACCACCCTTCTTTGATGCTTTGTGCGCTATTTATTAACTACGAAGGCGAAGATGAAAAAGTATATGATGAGGAAATAATGAAGTCTAAAATTAACGACTGGCAGCAGGAGGGCTTCGATATAAATGATTTTTTTCAATTGGCTTGGAACTTAGTTCCGAACTTTATCGAAACTTACAAAGAAGATTTAGTAAATATTTCGAGCCATACGAATCAGGAACAATCCTCAGCATCGAAAGACAGCAAATGAAAAGAGATATGTTCTGGACAGGACTATTAACGAGAATAGCAAAGCAAGGGGCGGTAAGTTATATAGAATTAAAGCAATTACCTGTAGATGAATTTTTTCTTTTAGTGATGGAATACGAAAAAACAGTACAAGATGGCTGATGTAGTACTAAATATCAAAGCACAAATTGCGGATCTTCAGAAGGATATGAAGAAAGTGCAAACGGGGCAGAAGAAACTAGCTGCACAAAGTACCAAGACACAAAAGACCATGCAGAAAAATATCAGTGGTACTACCAAGTCAGTGCAAGGGCTTGGGGCTGCTTTTGTTACGCTGTTTTCTATCTCTGCAATTACACGTATGACGAAATCGATAATAGCTGTACGCGGGGAATTTGCTACTTTCGAGGCTGTACTTACTAATACTTTAGGATCAGCACAGCAAGCACAAAGGGAATTTGATAAGATCCAGAAGTTTGCTGCGGAAACCCCTTTTTCTGTGCGTGAGCTTACAGATTCTTTTGTTAGACTTGTTAACCAGGGCTTTAAGCCTACAACATCTCAGATGCGTAAGCTAGGAGACTTAGCAGCTTCAACAGGCAAGGAATTTATTATGCTTACAGAAGCTATAATTGATGCACAGGTAGGAGAATTTGACCGTTTAGCGTTTTGGATATTGCGAGTGTGGCTCCGGTTACACCCTCCAGATCACCTAATGAAAGAATATATTCCTGGATTGCCGATGCCGTAAAGTCTACTTGTGTTTCTACTTCTTTGAAAGTGAATGTTACATTATCACCTTCCTTCGAAGCCCTTATACCAAATTCTTTTAGTCGCTCAAATTCTCCTACCTGTGCATCAATTATAGCTTCTGTAAGCATAATAAATTCCTTGCCTGTTGAAGCTGCTAAGTC